TTCTCCAAGCAGTTGGAGCCGGTGGGAGCATAAGAGGTACCAACATTAAAAATGAACGCCCTGATGTAATCATTATGGAAGATATGCAAACAGCAGAGAATGCAGAGTCTAAAGTTCAATATGCTGCACTTGAGCGTTGGATGATTGGTACACTAATGAAAGCAAAAGCACCTGATGGATGCTTCTTTCTCTTTGTAGGCAACATGTATCCAACCCCATATTCTATTCTTCGCAAGCTGAAGAGGAATCCAAGGTGGATTAAATTCATCTGTGGTGGCATTCTTACAAATGGAGAATCTCTTTGGGAGGAACTTCAGCCTATTGAACAGCTGTTGAATGAATTAGAAAATGATATTGCAATGGGGCAGGAAGAAATCTTTGCCGCAGAAGTACTAAACGATGAAAATGCAAAGGTACATACACGAGCGGATTTGGAGAAGCTAAGTGAGTGGCCATATAACAGTGCTATTGATAAACCGCAGGGTAAGTTTATAATTATTGATCCTGCTGGCAATAAAGATCACAGCGATAACACTACTATTGGCGGCTTTGATGTATATGATGAGGTTCCTGCAATAGTAACTATTGATGAAGGCATCTACAGTCCAGGAGAAACCATTAAGAAAGCCTTTCTCATGGCACTTAAAGGCAACATTAGGCTTATTGGTGTAGAAGCCAACTCTTATCAGGAATCACTGCTCTATTGGTTTGATTTCATTGGAAAGCAACTTGGAATCACAGGAATTGAGTTTGTTCCAATTCAGACGGGTGGCTATAGCAAGAACTCTCGTATTGCAGATGGTGTAAAAATACTATCTGCGGGTGATGTACGAGTGCATCCTTACGTAAAAGGACTTGTAATCAGTCAACTTGCAGGCTGGAATCCACTAAAGCGTGATAATATAGATGGAATTCTTGATATTATTGCCTATGTACCTAAGATGATGGCACTGTATGGGCATCTCATGAGTTATGAAGGTGAACTTATGAATCAAGAATATGTAAACTTAGGTGTTCAGCAAGATAATTGCTCTTTCACCAATGCCACAATGCACTGATCCTTATTAACCAAGGAATCTAACTACCATGGCTGCTAACCCACAAGTTCCAGGTACTCCACAACCAGCTGCTAAGTTTCCACTCACAAACAAGAAGATCTGTGATGGAATAGTGCAATTTGGAAAGGACTGCCAAACTTATACCAATATGAACTTTGGACTGCGTGATCGTCTTGAAGTTATTGATCGTAGTTACCAACGGGAAGATGATTTCACCGAAGAAAACCTTAAAGCTAAGCTCGCAGTTCGTGCAGGTAATAAAACAAAGAGAACAAATATTACTGTGCCTGTAGTTATGCCTCAAGTGGAAGCAGCAGTAACTTATCTTAGCGAAGTCTTTCTCAGTGGTTATCCAATCTTTGCAGTTGGCAGCGCGCCAGAATTTGATGATGCAGCTCTGCAACTAGAAACTATCATTGCAGACCAAAGTTTAACTGCTGGTTGGGCAAGGCAGCTTGCAATGTTTTTTCGGGATGGAAAGAAGTATAATCTACATGCGCTTGAATGTACTTGGGACACTATTGATGTAGCCGGTCTTGTGAAAGAGCCGCTCTCTGGAGATAAGAATGCAACTTCAGTAGCTTGGCAAGGTAATGTGCTGCGAAGGATGGATTTGTATAATACCATCTTTGATCCGCGAGTTGCTCCAGCAGATATTCACAATGAAGGTGAATTTGCTGGCTATACAAGAGTACTCTCTAGGATTGAAATGAAGCGGCTGATTCTTAAATATGGAACTAAGATTCCATCAGATGTTTCTAACGCAGCTCTAGCTTCCGGCGGACAAGACATTCTTGCAGTTTCTGATCCTAGCGGTCTTGGATTCTATGTTCCTCAAGTTAATCCAGATGCCTGGATGCAAACTAATCTCTATGGTCAATTTGATTGGGAACATTGGGCAACAGATGAAGCAAAGAAGCGCCTGCAATATCGCAATGCTTATCAAGTAACTAAACTTTATGGTCGCATCATTCCAAATGACTTTGGACTCTTTACTGCAAACAGCCAAACTCCGCAGATTTGGAAGTTTCTAATTGTAAATAATAAAACTCTTCTATATGCAGAACGCTGTGATAATGTGCATGATAAGTTGCCTATCATTTTTGGGCAGCCTAATGAAGATGGACTTGCATATCAAACCAAGAGTCTAGCGCAGAATGTACAACCCTTCCAAGATCTTGCTAGTGCTGCAATCAACGCAGGCATTGCATCTAAACGACGACTTGTTATGGATCGTGGTTTATATGATCCAAGCAAGGTTGCATCAGCAGATATTAATAGCGATAATCCAAGTGCTAAGATTCCAGTTCGTCCAGCAGCATATGGGAAGCCGCTATCGGAAGCCTATTATCCTATTCCATACCGCGATGAATTAAGCGGAAGTGTAGTTCAAGAAGCAGAACTATACATACGTTATGCCAACTTAATCAGCGGTCAAAATCCAGCTCAACAAGGACAGTTTGTAAAAGGAAACAAGACTCGTACGGAGTACAATGATGTTATGGGCCACAGTAATGCAAGCAACAAGCTCTCTGGACTGCTTACAGAACATCAAGTAATGACTCCGTTGAAGGAAATAATTAAGAGTAATATCATTCAATACCAAGGGCCGGCGGAACTGTATAACCACGATACTGCATCTACCGTTGCTATTGATCCAAAGACACTGCGAGCAGCAGTCAGTGCTTTTAAACTTTCTGATGGAGCACTTCCAAGTGATAAGATGCTCAATACGGAAGAATTTCAAGTTGCAGCACAAGTGCTGGGCAGCAGTCCACAACTAAGTGCTGGTTATCGCATAGTACAAGTCTTTAGTCATCTCTTTAAACAACGTGGAGTAGATCTTAGACCGTTTGAAAAGACTCCTGCCGAGATGCAATATGACCAGCAAGTTGGAGCTTGGCAACAAGCAGCAGCAAATGCAGCTAAGGAAGGAGCAGCTTTTAGTACCCCAATGCCGCAACCTCCAGATCAAGGAACTGTAGATTCGCAGATGATGGAAATGCGGAAGCGTAGAGGACTCTCTTTACAGCAGATGATTGATGCAGTAGATGCAGCTAAGAAGAATGCACCAACCTCAGCTGCAACTCTACCGCAAGGAGCGTGACCATGCAGCTTCAAGAAAATCCATTTACAAGCTATGAATTCACAGTAGAGGAATTAGCTGCGGCAAGGAAGTTATCTCCTCTCCATAAAGCATATTATCAGACGCTTTTATCTGATGCCGTAGCAAGTCGTATTGCACTTCAGTTTACTCCAAATGATATAAACAGCTTTTTGCAACAAGAAGCAGAATTAAAGGGGCAGATTGGAATTCTCAATATGCTTCTTTCAGAAGGTGCACACACAGTAGCAAAAGCAGCAAGCTCAGAAGTATAACTCTAGGTACTCAACTCTTAAGGAACTCACATGAATCTCTTTGATATGTTTAAACAACAACCAACAGCACCTGCTGCTCCCGCAGCATCTGGTGGACAACAGCAACTAACTCCACAACAACAACTGTTGCAAAGTAATAATCCAGGTGCAGGTGAAGGTGCTCCAGGAGTTAAAACACCTGAACAACTGGCTGCTGAAGCAAATAAATCCCCCCTCGCTGACTTTGCTACCTTGTGGGATACTCCTGTTGTACCTGCTGGAACTGAAGCACCACCTGATTGGAGCAATCCTGATTCATTGCTTCCTCCGCTTTCAGTTGATCCAGCAAAGATTGTAGAACAAGCAAAGAAAATTGATTTCAGTAGAGTTTTAGATCAAGCATTAGTTCAAAAAGCTCTTGCAGGTGATGCAAATGCTTTTGGACAAGTAATAAATCAAGTATCGCAAGCTTCTTTTGCACAGACTGGTATGGTTGCTTCAAAGATTACAGAGAACGCATTTAAACACATGCTTCCTAAGCTAATCAACGAAGCTCTGCCAGCGATGTTTAAAAAGCATGCAGTTAGTAGCCAAGTCGTTACTGACAATCCTATATTTGCTGATCCCGCAGTTTCCCCTGTACTTAAGGGTCTCGAAGCGCAGCTTCAGCTAAAAAATCCCTCAGCATCACCCAAAGAAATCAGTGACCAAGCTAAGAAGTATATCACTGGTATGATTGCAGCCGCAGGTGGAGTAGTTCCAGATGCAAATACTGCTGCCGCAACTGCTCTTGCAACAAAGAACAAAGCAAAAGAAGTTGATTGGCTTGATGACTTCTTAACATCTTCCGCCTGAGTTTAGGCACTCTAGCACTTAACTTCCTTCTTGGAGAATTCACCATGTTAGACCGCGCAGTTGTTGCAGGCCCTGGAAATACAGCTAATCGTGTTGCTGGTTCTGGCACGCTTTTAGCTAGTGGCAAACGAATTGCTACTCTTACAACCGTAGGTGCAGGAACAATTACTGGAGCAATGATTGCTGCTGGTGTTCTTCGTCGTACAGGGCCAGTTGGTGGCTTTACTGATACCTTTGATACAGCAGATAATATCCTGCTTGCACTTGCTGGTAATGATTATCGTGCAAATGCTTTGCAAGGTGTTACTTTCCGCTTTGTTTACATCAATGGTGTTGCCCAAGCAATGACTGCTGCGGCTGGAGTTGGAATTACTTTGGGAACAGTGGTAGATACCGCAGCATCTCTCGTGCGAGAATATCTGCTAACCATTAACAATAGTACTCCAGTATCCACACAAGTTTGCAACACTACCAATGCGTCTGGTGTAGTTACTCTGCAAACTCCTGTTGCTGCTGGCACTATTACTCCGGGCCAAGTAGTTAGTGGCACTGGAATCACCGCGGGTAGTAAAGTTGCAGGTGTTACTATGGGCAATGCAACTACTAAGTTAGATCTTGATAAGATCACTTCTATTACTTTGGATCAAGTTGGCGCTTCTGCGCAGACTGGTGTGAGCATTACCTTCTCGCCAAGCATCACAGTTGACGGTTTATTTGCAGCCGCAGCCTAGCGCCTTTTATCCTTCCAACTTCACTCTAATCGTAACTCACAAGGAATCTTATCATGACCACTGGAATTCTCAATACCGCGCAGTTTACAACTGACTTAGCACGGAAGTCGTTTGCAGGAATGATTACACGGCTGATGCCAAATGGAACGGCGCCTCTATTTGGCCTTACTTCAATGCTTAAAACAGAAACCGCAGTAAATGTGGAGCATGGTTTCTTCAGTAAAACCATGTTGTTTCCACAGCTTACGTTGGGTTCTGGTGGACAAGCTATCGGTGATACCAATTTTACCGTAACATCTACTGCTAATGTGCTGCCTGGAATGATGTTGCGCGTAGATAGCACTGG